TATCCTAAATTCTTTGCGTGAGACACAACGCTATTTCTAAGTACGGCAGTATCAAGAAATGATTCATTGATTGCCATGTTCGCATGAAATCCCATGTAATGAGTCGTGTATGCCATAACATCCAAGAATATGCTCATTGACGATCCATCAAAATCGTAGTCAATGACACGCTTGTTATCTTTTAAGAATGTTTTTAAATTCTTTTTGATATCATCAAATTCTAATGATGATACGTTCAATTGTGTATTTTCTGCCATTTTCTTATCTCAGTCTTTTTAGGAAAAGTTCTAATGTCTCGTTGCGGTTTGAATTCTTAGGCGTATAGTGTACGAATACATCATATGCATTGCTATCATGGTCTGGCAAAACTATCACCTGAGTCACCCGAACTCGTTTTTCATGGAGCATAATAGCATTTTCGATTTGAGTCTGCAAAGTATGTGCGGTCATCATATCCATAGGTTCGAATAAAGATGTATTAATAGTTGATCCGAAATCAGGATCAAATACTCTCTGACCTGTGCCAGTTTTTAAAATATTTCTTAGAGATTTGTTTATCGCATCAATATTTTTTAGTTGCACTAAATCATCAGTCAACGGATGAATCGTCATATCCAAATCAATATCTCTATATTGTTTTAATATTTTACTTACTACTTTTTCCATCGTTCTCGCCGCTAAATGAATGTTCTTGTAATATATTTATAATGATTTGTTAACCATTTATAAAAACGTTGCCTGATCCAGTCTCATTGCTACTACCACATGCAAGAGCATCACCTATTCGTGCATGGGCCATGCCGTTTACAAATACATTAGGTGACCCAGAATCTTGCACTGTATCATGGTCTTTACATACCGCGCAACCATGTTCTTCCCATAAATCACCTACTCTATGACTCCCAAGACTGTTCACGAATACATTGGGACTCGCAACAGCATTGGGACGCGACGGAAAACACCCATGCCCTGTACATATATCTGTTAATCTAACTGCCGCTGGCATCGTGATTCTCCATTATGAAAGTAGAGATGAAACATCAAATAATTTATTATCAGAAAACACTGACTCTATACTGGTTGCTCGCTTTGATGGGTGTTTTCCTAACGACGGCACGTTATATTTCGGTTGGCCCGAGTTCACAACACCTTGCATACTTCTCCATAAACCACCCGAAGAAGCACATGCACTTGCAGTTGAACCAGAACCACCGAAGCAACTACCTAACGTCAGGTCACTCCAATCCGAAGATGACTTTGCTGACCGCAAGGCATCGGTCACAGGACTAAAGTTATGAGTTGCCGTATCTATTTTCTGAACAATTGCTGGCAGACTCGCTCTATTAATAATATCCAGTGCTGAAGAAGTTCCACTCATGTCATTTAATGCAGTGGTGACATATGCCGAAGCGCCCGTCGTCAATACAGACGTTCCTGCCGATGCCATAGATGCAATTGACGATGCGCTAATCGAACCACCGGAACCACCGCCACCGATAGATTCTGTGAATGCCGTAATTACCCCTGCTCCATGACCAACCGAAGATGCGCCACCTAACACAGTAGCGGCACCTGTTGCCGCGAATGCGGATCTTGCCTTAGAAGAACCGCCCCCAGCGCCTGCTCCTGCGGCACCAGGACTCGCAATATCAGCAATACTCGGTGCAGTAACTGGCAATCCAGAACCACCAAGCAGTCCCCCGAAGATTCCTGAAAGTGCTTTGGTTGCAACTGCACCGACTAAACCACCACCTGCGCTCAATACACCACTAACATATCCCTCTGCGGCAGACACTGCTCCCGTCACCGTATCTATAGATGTGCCGAGAGCATCAAATGCACCGCCCGCCAGGGACATAGCATCATCGCCTAGTTCGCCTAGTGGATTTACAAAATTGCCGAATATATCATCCGGTAATGATATTCCATCAAGACTAATATCCGCAATATTATCTATCTGTGACTGAAAGTCAACGCCGTCAAGATTATTAGAAAGTTCCATCAGGCCTGTAGATATAGAATTTTCGCCCTTAAATATCGCATCAGCAATATCAACGCCAGCGTCAAGACCGCCTGTAATATTATCTTGAAATCCAGATGCGAGTCCTCCTAGATAAGTACCGACCGGAAGTAGACTGCCCTTCTCATAGATATCACCAATTAAATGACTGCCAGGGATACCATCAGGAACAAATATATCAATAGCAGTTTCAATTACATCGCCTTGAGTAGTTGTCGCCGCTTTGTATAAATCAATCAGGTCATCCATCACAGGTTCTGTGATATGACCAAGTAGCATATTATTAGTCACTAACGAACATGGATCACTTGTTGCTAATTTTGCAACTGCTGACCACTGTGCTAATTTATTTAATGAACCAGTCAGCGCCGCTAAATCTTTTCCTACTAATGAGTCCATGCCATCATGAATAGCATCACATACGGTTTGTTCTACGTCAAGTAGGTCTTTAACTTCATCTAAATTGAACAATACACTTGATAGTAATGTTGGATCTGTAATGTCCCTAACAATACTTTTCACTCTATTATTCAAACCGGGCATGTCCATCAGTCCCAGTGCATCATCTAATACGCCTTTAGAATCAAATAGCGTAGCAAACCCAGCAATACAATCTAGTGTGTCATCTGCTTTTCCTAATGTCTTATTGAGGTCTCTACCTGCTTGCTGAATACCGGTATTTCTCATGTAGTCGTCTAGGGCACCGGTAATTTGTGCTTTTGTCGTCTGTGCGCAATTGTCTAAGAAAAACCCAAATTCATCAATATCTTGTAGAACTGCAACATATTCGCCTGCAAGGGTTTCTGTACTCGTGCCAGGACGTAGTGGATTCGTATAACCACTGTTAATAAATCCTGCTTCAAATGCTACTAGATTTACCTGCTCTACATATGTTGCATCCCTAGCAAGCATTGGTGGGCGCGTACTTTCATCTGGATAATGATGATTCCATGTGTCTTGTGAAACACTGCCGGTGCCGCCGAATAGTGAAAAGTTTCTTGCTGAGTCTGCAATTTGCAATACACTCCCGCTTGCAGGTGCTTCAAGAAGACCTTCTATCTGTCCTAATGCATCACTTAAATCTGTAAATACCGCCATGAGTGTTCCTCGTTATGGGTTTAAATGTATATTAGCACCGATGATTGTTGTATCATCAACGCTTTGCATGAGTGTTTCCATGCCTGACCATATTTTAATACCGCCCTCAACAATTAAATCATAATGTCCGTGTACATAGTCATATCTGTCACCATGCACTTCTGTCGTCATATTTTTCTTAACATTAACATGACAGTTTCCATCTACTGTGATTGTCAGGTTGCCGTTCTCTACTGCCTCATCGGAGTCGTTTTGTATTGCGGCAGTTGTCGGAATAAACTGTGCAATATGAATAAAGTTATTTCCTAATACAATCTCGTAATTATCAGATACTACTTTATGTACACGTTGACCATTAGGATGAATCTCTTCGAATGTTCCGCTCTTATGCCAAGACATTCTTCTTTCTGCACCTGGAGTATCGTCCCACTCTTCCATGTGACCGCACTCGGACTCTCGTACATGATTAAAAGGATATACAGGCATATGAGGTGGAAGTGGTTCATTCCAAAGAACTGGATCTTCTCCAAACTTCGCCGCTTTCTTGACTAATAATCCGCCTAATGGAAGGCGTGGGATTGGTACATGTGTCGAATCTTGCGGAACAGTTTTTGAATCGTGTAATGCGCCTACTGTATCAGTATAATCCACTACTGCCCGTCTGTGTGTATCAGGTTCATTCAAGAAATCTTCTTTCGGATATTGCATGAACGGATCATTGAACCCTACCATTTCTGGAGCATCAAGAGGCATTCCACCAAGTGTTCCCATTACAATAGGATCTTGTGCGTTTATACTGTCTCTGAAGAAACCAATCACCCATGTTCCTTCGACAGGACCTAGAGGTGTTGTTCCGATACCATTCATCGCCGCACTCGTGATTGGTTGCATCGGCATCGCCCACGGCAAATCGCCAATAGGAATTCCTTCAGTTATACTCTTGACTCGCTTCTCGGTATGCATACCAGAAATTCTCACTCGTACACGACCAAGACGCATAGGGTCATTTCTGTCTTCTACTACGCCCATAAACCATACGAACTTATCAACACCCATCATTTGCATATCATAATCTCCTAATTCTATACTGGTTCATTTTCAAAACCATCTTTAACTGCTTCTATGGTCATCGAATAACCATCCTTGTAGTGAACGACATGATGTATAGATGCTACTAAATATTCGCCGCTTATCATTAAATCAATGCCCATAAGTTTATTACTCTTATCTTTTGTAGGAACATCAATTGATATCAAATCACCTGCAATTATATTAGTATCTCCTGCCATTTCAAATGTAGATATAAGGGTCTTCAATTCACTTATTTTCATGTCTCTTCGTACATAATGATTCTTTTCGGTTTTATGCTGAACATCATAAAAGTAGTTATCGCTCATATATCCATAATTTGGCACACTTGAGGTTGTCACGGTGCCCGCGCCGTCGAGACCTGAAAATCCGATGAATGCTTCGTTCACACCATCATAGAGTACCTCAAAGTTCTTTATTCGTTTTTCTAGAATATTATGAGTGGTTAAATTGCCGCCATACAATCCATTAAGTTGAGACTCTGTGTGATTAAATCTTTTTGGTTGCGAAAACAACTCTGCTAATTGTCCCTGAACTCTACCTTCGCCATTCTCATCAATTGTCACTGAATCTTCTACTGAGGGGCGACCAGATACAGATAAACCACGTTTCACAGTTCCATACTTTAACTCTTCAATCGGCATGAAGTGAAAACCTTCACTATTTTCAAAGAATATATAATTATCATCTTCCTCGGCACTGATTGCATGTTGGCATAAGAAATTTATTGTCTTGACAGGACTCCATCCCGGTACAACTACAGGTCTTGCATGTCTGCTTGGGAATAATGTGACAATGTTCTCCCAAGGTGTCTTAACATCAAGACCCATCTCAAGAATATCAATACAAATATATTCTACAATTTCTGTCGGAGTCATTTGGGAAAAACTGCGATTGATTCGGATATTATTACTTTTGCCGATGAAATGACTTGTG